TTAACTATGATGACTCTTCTAAAAATATATGTTTCTTCTACATAGTCAAAAGTAGCCTGGTTTGATGCCATATTCCTTGTAACTATCTTGAAATCTGGAGAAGCATTTGGATAATCTGCAGGAGCTACTCCTATAATTTCCAATAAGTCGTTAGCCCATGTGTCTACCGACTTTTGTCCTACTTCTCCAGACTTAAATGTTCTATAAACAATGTCAAACTGTATGCTTACATCAAAGTTATAGCTTGTTTTATCACTATTCTCTACTGATGTCTGAGAACTTATTAACAAGAATGGAGGCTCTGAACCATCTGGAGCTATTGTATCATATACCGATAGCTCGTAGTCAGCAGCGTTTATCTTGTCGAAATAAGCCTTTCGTATAGCATATCCGCAGTCTTTCATTATCCTTCTACCTCTTGTTCTTTAACTTCCGTTTGTTGGCCATTTTGAGCCTCATTTAGCTCACCAAAGAACTTAATAAGGGGTAAGCCATACTTTGTCGGTAACTCTTGGAAAAAGCCATCTAATTGCTTAATTTGCTCTACGTTTAATGTTATTGTCATATTTGGTTATTTTTACAAATTTAGGTAAAATTATTTAGCTTTCAATTCATCAATTTCTGCCTTCAATTCTTGGATGGCTGCAGTTAAGAATGCAATCATTCCTCTATCATAAATACCCCATTTGTCATTTTCTGTCTTTGGAGTGTTAGCTGTCTCTTCTCCTAATGCTTTATTTACTTCTTGAGCATAAAAACCTAATTGTCTTAAATCAGTTGGTAAGCCACTTTCCTCTTTCCAGTAATAATATCTTGGCTTTAAATTTAATACCTTTTCTAAAGCATTATCTATAAATCCATCTTCAATTTTTAAATTCATATCAGACACCGCAGATAGTGTTCCACTTGTTGCCGTTACAGTACCGCTTCCAAGATTATTAAAGGTAGCAACACCTACTGGTGAAATTCTAAATCTTTCTGCAGAATTTATAACCCAAGATACACCAGTTGCAGCACCTGCTGGAACATTCATAAAAAATGTAAAACTACCTCCATCACCAAATTGTACAGAATCAGCAAATACATCTAATTTTCTTGCTGGAACATTTGTTCCAATTCCGACTAAACCACCGCTAGTTAATGTCATAACATTAATTCCAGCCAAAGGGTCTGCACTTACACTTGTTCCAACTCCAATAATTAGTTTTCCTATTTGGTCTACTGCATTACCTCCTGCACCATTTGAAATGCTCCATCTTCTTGAACCGCCACTATTTGCATCCTCAAATACTATTGCAGAAGTTCCTGCTAAAGTGCCACCGCTTCCATTTATATCTAATTTGGCAGATGGATTACTTAAACCTATTCCAATGTTTCCAATACTTGATATTCTAAAGGCAGTTCCAAAACTACCAGTAATTGCATATGCACCATTGGCAATATTTAAAGTAGTTAAAGCACTTTCAGCATAAAGTTGTGACTGTAATACATTATTAACTTTTAATATAATACCAGCACCATAACCAGTTGCACCATTAATATTTAATGCTGTATAATTAGCTCCAATATTTGTAACGTCAATAGTTCCGATTCCCACATTTCCATCTGGATTAATACGTACTTTTTCTGTTGTAGAACCTGAATTTCTTGTTTTTAAACTTAAATAACTACTATTTGAAGAAGGAGCAGCCATTTCAATTCCACCAGAATTAGTTCTACCACTACCAATTACCCAACGAATACCACTTAAAACGTCCGCTGCACCACTATTAGCAATTTCAAAATATGGACTTGAATCGTTTCCTAACTGTAAATTTCCTGCGGAAGTTACAGTTGTCTTTACTGTTGAATTAGTACAAATATTAAAATTTGTTGCACTACTTGTACCTATATTACCAGAATATGGAGAAGCACCTGTAAATAATTGATTACCTGCTGAGCCTTCTAATCCATAATCTAATGAACCACTTGTATTGCTAATTGAAGCTGCTATTCTTAAAGTTCCGCCACCATTTAAAGTAAATATATAGTTTGCACCACTAAAAGTAGCACTTGTACCACTTAAAGGACCAGTCAATGTACCACCAGCTAAAGGTAGGTAAGCACCACTTGCTAAAACAGAAGTATTAACGCTACCATCAGCCATTAAAAACTGAGATGCTGTACCACCACTCTTAACTAAAGTAGTTGCGTTTAATGTACCTATTATCGTTGCTGCGTTTCCGCTTCCACTTGTCTTGTTTATGTATAATCCTTCGCCATTACCACCTTTAGTAATATTCAAAGCAATTCCACTACCGCTTGTATGGCCAATAGTGAAAGTATCTCCACTACCACTACTTGAGAAGCTACCAGTAGTTCCGATTAATCCGCCAGTTAAAGTGCCGCCAGTCAAGTTTAACTTACCATTAAGTTGAGTTTGTATAGCACTTGTAACACCAGCTAAATAACCTATCTCTGTAGTTGTTGTAGTCGCACTTGCTGCAATCTTACCACTACCATCAGAAACCAATGCTCTTGAAGCAGTTAAGTTAGCAGTTACTACGCTTGATGCACCACCAGTAATAGATGCTTGTGCTCTTGCTGTAGTAAAGTATTGATTCGTTCCCTCAGCGACATCTGATGTTGTTAGAACTACAGTTCCAGCAAATCCGTTAACTGTTGTAACTGGGAAAGTAATGTTTGTATTAGAAGCACTTGTGATTCTACCCTTGCTATCTACAGCGATTGTAGGTACAGCAGTAGAAGTTCCGTAAGTTGTTGCAGTAACTCCAGTATTAGCTAATGTTAAAGCAGCAGTAGCGTTTGCACTACCATCAAAGCTAACTGACCATGCAGCATCTCCACTTGCAGATATTGTTCTTGCAGTAGATAAAATGTTTGCAGCGTTTGCAGTACCAGCTAAGTTACCATCTACGTTAGCAACTAAAGTTGCAACTGTATAACCAGTTCCAGTAGTGTTAACTACGTTTGTAGGTTCATCTACTAAACCACTAAATATCTTAAACTTACCAGCATCAGAAGCGTCTCTGAATAATCCAGTAAACTCTACTCTTTCTTGAACAGAATCATAGTATCTACCATAATATCCGATGTCAACCGCATCTGTTGTATTGTTAGTGTTAGCTACTTCAAACAATGGGTCTTTAGAAGATATTGATTCTGTATTTACATAAGTTGCAGTACCATTGATAGTTAAGTTACCGCTTACAACTAAATTGTTAGGCATTGTAACATCATTGGTAAATGCTATTGTTGTAGTGTTACCTACAGTTGTTGTTGCTATTTGATTAGCAGTTCCGTTTATTGTTGTAATACCTAAGTCAGTCCAAGTAGCCGTAACTACGTTTGCATCTTGCTGAGTTAAAGATAAAGTCTTAGTTGTTGTACCACTTACTGCAGCGGATACGATAGAACGATTGTAAGCTATATCGTATTCACCTAATTTAACAGTAGTAGGAATCGCATAACCAGCAGTTAAGCTGAATACACCACTATTGTTAGCATAAGATAAGCCAGTTGCAGATGATGATAATGCAAGTCTTGAACGTGCATCTGTATAGTATAAGTTTGTGCCTTCTGCTAAATCTGTTGTAGTTTTTGCAGCTAAAGCACTATTAAATCTTGCTTGTGTATAGTAAAGGTTTGTACCCTCTGCTAAATCAGTTGTAGTCTTAGTTCCAAATCTTGAATCAAATCTTGCGTCTGTCCAATATAAGTTAGTTCCTTCAGCAATATTTGTTGTAGTCAAAGTAACTGAACCACCTAAAGCAACCGATTGGCTGTTTATAGTAATTGAGCTATTAGATAAACTTGCGTTAGGAATAGCAGCTAAGTTAAAAACTCCAGTTGTGTTATTGTAAGAAATACCAGTTCCTGCTGTTGCAGATAAAGCAAGTCTTGCTCTTGAATTAGAAAAATAAAGGTTTGTAACACCTTCATCTAAATCATCAGTATCACTTGCGGCAAGATTAGTTGCAAAGTTTGCGTTACCTCTTGCTTCTGTAAAATAAAGATTCGTTCCTTCTGCCAAGTTCGTTGTGCTCTTAGCAGCGAAAGCTGAATCAAATCTACCTTGAGTATAGTATAA